AGTTAGTTCACTATGGACATCAAGAATCAAAAGTCAGTTGTGAACACGTAACAGTAGTTACAACAGAACAGAATCGGATTGAATCTTTCAACGGACATATCATTACAGAAGATTCTAAACTGATTGACATATTTTCAAAGACAACATCAGAAGAACTTTGCAAAAGAAAAAAACCAAACGACATTATTCTTTGCTTTCATGGAAGATGGAATAGTGAAGCAGTCAAAGATCATTATGATGCTCTCATAGTTGAACCAGCAATTGGTTATGATCCAGCAGGAACCTTTGCTCCTTATAAAGTATTTTCTTCTTATGCTCAACTGCACTTTTATTATGGATTGACTGGAACTTTATATCAACCATCTTGGTATGATGAGGTGATTCCAAATTCTTTTGATCCAGATCAATTTGAATACTCAGATCAAAAAGAAGATTACTTTGTCTATCTTGGTAGAATGATTAAAGACAAGGGAATAGATCTGTGTATACAAGTCACTGAATACCTTCACGAGAGGTTAGTTATTGCCGCTCCGGGCAGTCTTGAATGGTTAGGATACCAGACTGCCCCACCACACGTCGAACACATTGGTTACTGCGATTCTGAGCGTCGTAAAAAAGTTCTTTCAAAGGCAAAGGCATTGATTGCTCCGACCTATTTCTTAGAACCATTTGGAAACATTGTTGCAGAAGCATTACTATCTGGAACACCTGTGATCACAACCGACTGGGGAGGATTTGTCGATACTTGTATTCCAGGAGTTACAGGATATCGTTGTCGATCATTTGAACAGTTTGTGAATGCTGCAAAAAATATTGATCAGATATCAAATCAGACTTGTAGGGATTATGCAATGAATAACTTTTCAATTAAGGCAGTCTCCCAAAAGTATCATAATTACTTTCAGAGAATATTAAAACAAGACTTTTACGGAGGATTGAGATGAGTAAGTGTTTTTATGTGACTTCTTGTATTGATGTTGAAAGTGAAACTCCATTCACATATTCATCTCAAAGAAGTTTCTTTTCAAATGAAGAAAGATTTCGTCAAACAATCTTTACAGTTAATTCAATTAAGTGTTTGTGTCCTGATGCATATGTTTATGTGGTCGATACTTCAAAACCAAATGAAACATATGAAAAAATCTTAGAGTCTTATGTTGGTGTTCAATATATTCCAATGATTGAATACTTGAATGAGACTGAATATAAAACAATTACAGAAGGAAACCATAAGTCAATTGGAGAAATAACTCTTCTTCAAAGTTTTATTAAAAACTTCAAGTTCGAATTGCAAGAGTATGATCATCTCTTTAAAGTCAGTGGTCGTTATTTCTTGGATAATACGTTTGATTCAAAAAAATTTAAACATAAAAAAATATATTTTAAATCGCCATTAGCATTTCGATAGAAAGATACTTGGAACTATTCGATGGTTGATCGAAGAGAAGAACAAGGCAACGATCTTTTATATCAATATTGCTCAGTCTTCTATGGATATCATTCATCTTATCTTGATTACTTTGAGGATCTCTATAAAAATATTTTAGAAATTATTCAAGATCCGGATAAGAAACATTATGATATTGAGACGTTAATGTACTTCTTGACAAGAAAGGATAAGAAGAGTATTATTGAAGATAACATTCTTGTCACTGGATGGGATGGTTCATTCGGAACATTTTTTAGATACTAATAAATGAGAACTAATGTAATCATAACCGATGATTTTTATTCTGATCCAGATTCAGTAAGAAGTTTTGCTCTTCAACAGGAATTTGTGGTCAGAGGAAATTTTCCAGGACTAAGAACTAAAACATTTTTAACAGAAGACGTTAAAGATACGGTACAATCTATTATTCAGAATGTTGCTGGAAATATAATCGAGTGGCATCAAGAAGATGGATTGTCTGGTAGTTTTGAAATTGCTACCGCACAAAACAGAACTTGGATTCACACTGATCATTTTAATAATTGGGCAGGAGTTTTATACTTAACTCCTAATCCTCCTCATACTGGCGGAACAGGTCTTTACAGGCATAAAGAAACTGGTAATTACACAAGAGTAGATGGAGATTATGAAGGATATGATTATACAAAATGGGATCTCCACGATGTAATTGGAAATCGCTATAATCGACTGGCAATGTATCGAAGTGATATCTTCCACGCATCGATAGATTACTTTGGGGATAGTGTGGAGAATGGAAGACTTTTTCAACTATTCTTTTTTAGCACTGAATATTAATCTTATAAATTATTAAAAAATTAAAAAAAAATGAACTTTACCGTTTACTCAAAGCAAGGATGTCCTTATTGTGAAAAAATCAAAACAGTGTTAGAATTAGCACAGTTGCCATTTGTTGTTTACAATTTAGAAGAACATTTTACAAAAGAAGAATTTTACGCAGAGTTTGGTGAGGGGTCTACTTTCCCTCAGGTTATCTGTAATGATCAAAAACTTGGAGGGTGTACAGAGTCTGTTAAATTTTTAAGAGAAAAAAATATCCTTTGATGTCCGACATAAATAAAAATATCCACGTCAATCGTGGAGTACAGTTTATTTTAAACGGGAGAAAGAAAAAGCAGACCTATCCTTTCCATATTATTTTTGAAAAGATAGTTTGCTTTCTAAATCGGGAAGTAACTGTCTATTTTGAATTTTCCTTAACATCAAGGAAGAAAAAAGTAGTTTCCCGGAGAAAAAAATGTTAGCAGTTAGTTTAGTATTTGGTTCATTTCTAACCGTTTTATTTCTTATAGTGGGACTTATTGGTGGCTGGACCGCCAGAGAATATATGATGAACTATCGGGAAATTCCAAGACCTCATCCTGAGATGTTTGATGGACAAGGTAACCTGATACCTGATGAAGTAATTGCATTTAATTTTGAGAACTATCATGACTACGACGAAACAGAAGACGACGAAGACTAATTCGACAACTACTAAACCAAAAGTTGTTAAAGTAGTAGAAGAAGATCTTCCAGCAAATCCTTTTACATTTGAAGTATTATCTTTGGTATCGAAACAAAGATCGAATGCCAAAAAGGTTGAACTTTTAAAAAAATATGAAGACCCTTCTTTGAAGGCTATTTTTATTTGGAACTTTGATGAAACTGTAATTTCACTTCTTCCAGAAGGTGAAGTTCCTTATGCGAGTACAAAAGAACAAAATTCTTTTAGTGGAACTTTAAGTGGAAAGATTGATGATGCTGTTGGTAAAATGAATGAGATGGGATCTAACTCTCTTGGATCTCAGGATCAAGGAAGATCTTCTATTCGAAAAGAATTTAAGATGTTCTATAATTTTATTAAGGGTGGTAATGATGGATTGAGTTCTCTTCGTAGAGAAACAATGTTCATCAATATTCTTCAAGGACTTCATCCACTTGAAGCCGAAATTGTCTGTCTTATTAAGGACAAGAAGTTAGAAACTAAATATAAGATCACAAAAGATATTGTAAGTCAAGCATACCCCGACATTAAGTGGGGCGGGCGTTCGTGAATAAAGTAGAAAGTGTTGTCGGTCAGGAGGTTCCTTTGGAGTGGACACCAGAAGAAAAGGTAAATATTCCTCCTCGCTACGGTTGTCAAATTCTTTTAGAAAATACAACAATTGAAGTGGCAAAAGACCCCTCATTTCCTAATGATGCTTATTTAATTTGGTATAAAGTTGATGGAAATGAGTATATTGACCTTTGCAGAACTAGTAAGAGATCAAGTTTATTTGATATGTACTATGATAAGTTTGGTCCAGGAGCAGTTCAAAAAATAGATTTTGGATATGGTAGAACAAATCCAAAACTTTGGGGATATGAAAACAAAACTTCTAAATCTAAAAAAAGAAAGTAGTGTTATAATAGTTAATCATAAATATTATTATAAAAAAAAGATATGTAATGGGCGTCTTTAATAAATCACTCAAACATTTTAGACCCTCTAAGAACTTAGAGGAAAAAATAAAGCATCTTGATAAAGATTTAGAAAAAACAAAGGTTGTTATCGATGATAATGACCTTAGTTCTCTTTATGAAGAAACAAAGAGCACTTCATCTGTTTCGAATTGGAGAGAAGAATTTATTGAAAAAAATAATATAAACGATAGTGAGATTGAGTTTGATTTCTTAAAAGAAAATAAGAGTACGATTAGAAAAGTAAGTTCTCAGAGACAACAGCAAAACGAAGAGATTATAAAACTACGCGACGAAATTCTTAAAAGTATTTCTGAGGATCTTGTAGTTAATCTTCCAGAAGTAAGTCGTAAGATAGATCGATTTAACTATGCTTATTCTACACTTGTTGAAGGTTTACTGAATGATCCTGAGGGAACCAAAAACACTGATCCTCTTACACCACTTAATCAAAACTTTGTAACTGTTGATGAACTGAATAATCATTATAAATTATTCATTCATAGAATCCAAGAACAGTTGGCAACTCTTGGTGGTGGTGGTGAAACCAAACTCCAATATCTTGATGATATTGTGGGTATTGCAACAAACGCTTCTGCATATGATAATAAATTCTTAAAATATACAGACTCTATCGGTAAATTCGAGTTTGTAGAAGTTAATACTAGTTATTCTCCTGTTTCTGGTATTTCTACTGTATCAGAAGGTCTTACAGGAACACCAAATCTTCAAGTTGGAATTGTAACAGCATCATCATATAATGGAGATGGTATTAACTTAACTGGGATTGTAACCTCAATCTCCGCTGGTACTGGAATCACGGTAACTTCAAGCACTGGAAGTATTGTAATTGCGGCAACTAATGGTGCAGTTAGTGGTGGTGGAACTTGGGCAACAACAAGTGCAGGCATACACACCACAAAAAATGTTGGAGTCGGGACAACAAATCCAATAACTACGTTACAAGTTGAAAGATATGGCGTTGTAACAGGATTTGGAACATTTAATGCGTCATCGGGTGTTGAATATCAAATAGATACTTTCAATATTTCAACCTCAGATTTTAAAACAGCGGAATATACTCTCCATATTCAAAACGCTAGTGGAATACAAGCACAGAAAATTTTAGTGATGCAAGATGGAGTTACAGCATACTCACAGGAATATGGTGTGATGTATGAACCATCATTATTAGTGTCTGTTGGTGCAACAGTATCAACTGGTTCTTGTAATATGAATATTACACCAGAAAGTGGTGTTTCTGGGATAACAACTTATAGATTTGTAAGACAATCGATGATTTAATATGGAAAGAATAATATCAGAATTAGAGGATGGTAGTGAAATTATAATATCACCAGATACGAAAATAATCCAATATACTCCTAAAGCAATTGATGAATATTTGGTAATTGTTAGTTGTCAAGAAGATTGGGAAGAAGTTCATAATTATATTATTAATGAAAATGAAATTGATGGAATTCCAAATAGAAAAATAGAATGTTCTAATATTAAAGAGTATTCATTGAGATCTTCTGTGTATGTTATGAGTGTGGAAGAAGCAGAAGTTTTAAGAGTACATCCAAAAATTGAAAGTGTAGTTTTAAACCCAGAAAAATATTCTCAACCAGTTTCAAAAATGACTGATAGGTATAAAAAACCTGTCGCTTTCAACAAACCAGCATTACCAGCAGCTTTTGATAATGAAACCAGAGTTCACACGAACGGTATTAGATCGAATTGGAGTCATATTTTTGGCACAAATCCAACAAGTCTTCCATTTAAGGGAGTTGGTATTGTAACAACAACTCTTGTCGAAACAGATGTTCAATACTCATTAACTGGAAAAAATGTAGATTCTGTTATTATTGATGAGGGAATAGGTGCAATTCATCCAGAGTTTCTAAAGGAAGATGGAACAAGAAGAGTAAAAGACTTAATTCTTGATGGTCCTTTTAAAGTTGATAGGGATTATTTTGTAACAAATAATTTAACATATATTAAAATTATTGATGGTATAAATTTTGGTGTTGGTATTGCATCAACATCTGCTAGAGAGTGGTGGACTGATTCTTCAAAAAGATCTGTTCAGTTTCAATCGCTTGGAACTATAAGTTTCATAGATTCTAGGTATACGATAGGACACGCATTATCAAAAACATCTAATGTTGATAATAATCAAATAACTGGTGGTCATGGAACAGCGTGTGCCTCTCAGATTGGTGGTAAAACTTTTGGACTTGCATTTGATTGCAATTTGTGGAACATACGTATTAATTTTGGAGATGCTTATTTAGACCCTTCAACAGCATTAGACATTTGTACTATATTTCATAATGCTAAAAAAATATCACAAAATGGAGATCCAGATCCAACACTGACTAATCATAGTTATGGATTCACTTCATCAACAGGAAATACAAGTGGGGTTACTTATACACATGGTTATAGGGGGGAAACATTAACTTATACTGGTAATGGTTCTGGATTTCTTACAGTCCCAGAAAATGGAGGATCTGCTAGAAATACAAAAGGATTTACAATTAATACATCTGGGTCTAGTTCTAGTAGTGCATATTCTGGTAGTGGGCAGTATAATAGTGGATTAAATTTTGGTGCGGCAACTAATTCGGCAGCAGAAAATGCTATTGCTGCTGGAGTAATTGTTGTTACATCCGCAGGAAATACAAATCAAAAACTATCAGATTATACTGATGTAGATTTTGATAATTGGTATAGTACCTCTACTAATTATATTAATCGTGTAGGAGCAATTCAAAAAGGATTTGCCGGAAATCAAGATACACGGGATAAGGGTAGTATCAGAGTTGGTGCTTTAGATTGTGCTGTTGAACCAGCAGATTCTAAGCAAGGAGCAACTCCATATGCAATTAGAAAAGTTTCTTATTCTGCTAATGGTCCTATGATTGATATTTGGGCCCCAGCAGAAATGACAATGGCAGCAGGTTATGCTGGATCTTATGAAGACTATGTAAGAGAGGATGATAGTAATTTTTA